GTAAACATGAATTTTTACTGATACACACTCGCCGGAATCCTAGGGTATAGATATACCCTTCAGACCGGTTTTGGCATACGTCAGTATGCGCACTACTGGAAAGGTGTGACACCTTCCTAATAGTTACTCTGTCTGCTAGGACCTCAATGAGGCACTCCTAGTCTAGAACTTAGAGTAATTGGGTTTCATACCATATCTACCGCGGTAGCTAGTTCCTTTCATGGGGAACTAACCGTCGGGGCCGATAAGGGGTCTTCTACCTTCCTGCGTTCTTTCGAACGATGAAGGGAAGAGGACCATCCTTAGAAGCTCTTAAAGAGCCTTGCATCCGCAAGACCTTCAAAAAGCCTCTAAGCATTATGCTGAATAATGATTGGGAGTAACATCCCCAAGAGACTACCATATCTCTTGTCATTATTCACCCTCTGGTGTTTACACTTATGAAGAGGAGCGGCTCTGCAAGACGAAACTTGCAGGTGAAAACCTTGTGAGTTGTCGTGGATATGCGCATACCAGGCAATGTGATAGAGATAGAAGGTGAGATTGTATCAAACCACTCAGTCCCTAACAGTATAGCCCAGTGTGACTCAAGTAAACTAGTGCGACCACGTAACCATTCGTGGCTCCGAATTGTCAATACCCCGGAAGGGTGAGACCTCTAGAACCTCTGAGGTGTAATTGGTACCTAGCTGTTATACTTTAACACTACTCTACATATCCAAGAGCCGTATCTACGGCATGATCTACCTGGGAGTAAGTACATCCTAAGTTTAATAAATTTATTAGATTTATTAAATATGGATCGTCATACTGCCCCAGATGCATGCTAGTTCCGATGATTCTTTCATTGATCTTCTTTTCGGGATTGTTATCCTTCTTGCACTTCCTGCACTTAGAAAATTTTCTAGTGTACGGATTGGGTTACCCCGTGCATTATTATCTTGGCATTACTGCCTTGTTAATAATTGTTCGGATGGTAATCGCGCTAAGAAGATGCCTTCCCTACATCAGATTTCTGATGAAGTCTATTATTAGACTTGCTGAGAAGGGTGGAGTGGTTTCTCCAGCCAATGTAAGCCCTGTAAAATCAGGGTCTCAGACCAAACCAGGGGGGAAACCCCTTACAAGAGGTATGTCTACCTCTAGTCGGTCGAGAAATCCTAACCGGAAAGCGCGTGCTTCTGACAATAGGTTTACCTATTCGAAGAAGATCATCGACAGCTTCTTTAAGGTGATTTCAAAGGAGGGTACTCTGGTAGCCTTGAGATTAAAGGAGAAAGTGAGAAATCGCTTCGGTAAAACCGTTTGGCGAAAACTCCCTTATCCTCATATTTCAGTCCTTTTTAAGAAATTAGGTTTCCGAATATTCGGAGCCTGCTTTCCTCATAAAGGGAAATACTCCTCTCGACTAAGACAACTTCATGCGTTCCTTGTTCATATTCAAAATATGAACCGGCACCATGGACCTGCATATGTTGTGAAGTATTTAAAGACTTCGCAACTAGCAATCCAGAAAGCCATTGCTGGAACTCCAGTCGGTTCTCTGAACCAGCTGGACCCATCCTTGCCTTTCCCGGGGCTTGCGACTTGTGGTTTACCAAAATTCATCCCTGTAAGGGACCGAAGATTGATATTAGCCAATGGGTCGCCATCTGTCATCAGATGGTGGTTAACATTGTACTCAGTATATAGAGTTATCTATGTACCTGGTACATTGAAATTGTCAACCATCACTGATCCAATGACAGTGTCCTTAGAATCGGTTAATCGGGTAGCGGAAGAAATAATATATATTATTAATCCGTCTAGTTTCGATACAACCAAATTCTTTGGTAAAGCCCGGTTCCTCTTCTTGGAGAGCGCCTCAGCTACAGCTCGTGTTAGCTGGCTGGGATTCATTGCAGATGTTGTGCCGCTCGCAGCACACAACCATCTCCATCTAATCTTGGATTTCCTTCGACTAAGTGGTAATAACCATTTAGCCGGGTTCTTGAATTACATAGCCATGAATTCACATTTAGTGAATGACTTTGTATTACAAGAGGCCCTTGGTTTGTTAGATCAACAAATTGGATCGTTACAAACTAAGAAGGAAGCCGCTGGTAAAGTAAGAGTTTTTGCAATGGTTGATGCATGGACACAGTCCACGCTGAAACCACTGCATGATATGCTTTTTGCATTTCTCAAAACTCTTCCTAATGATGGGACTTTTGACCAAAATGCATCTGTTCAAAGATGCATGGCAAAAGTCGCGGTGACGGGACAGTCATTCGGATACGACCTTTCGGCCGCTACGGATAGACTTCCCATCGCGCTCCAAACCCAGATTATCGATAAGATAATCCCAGGATTTGGATCCTTATGGGCAAAACTGCTAGTGAACAGGGGTTATGTCATTAACTCAAAAGAGTTTAATGTCAAGGACACCTTACACTATGCAGTTGGGCAACCTATGGGGGCGTATTCTAGTTGGGCTATGTTAGCGGTTACTCACCACTACATCGCACAATTAGCCGCCATCCGGTTCCTGAAAACAACAGGGACCCTTCCACACGAGAGCAGTAAATTCTGGATTACTGATCCTCATGAGTTGCAAACTGCCAACCTACCATCTTCATGGTATGCTGGTTACGAAGTATTAGGTGACGACATTGTTTTCTTTGAAAAAGGTGTCGCCCAAGAATATCTTCTTATAATGGAAGAACTTGGGGTTCCGATTAACTTATCAAAAAGTGTAATCGCAACTAACCAAACCTTCGAGTTTGCAAAAGTGACGGGTCATGCCGGACACCATGTTGCCGCGATCTCATGGGCCAGTTTCATGGCCCAACCAAGTATTATGGGACGTGCTGGTATTGCCTATTCCTTATTAGGAAAAGGTATTGTCAAAACGCACATAATCTCTTGGTTGAGATCTTTTGCCCGACAATCGCGGTATACAGAAGGATCAGATAGTACATTCTACCTTGCCCTAGGAACTATGTTCTCAAGAAAAGGAAAAATGGACTATTTTGCCTTCTTATACTCGATCATGCAGAAAACGCTTGGTTACTTTAATGTATATAGTACGTTGCTTGAAAAAGCTAATACTACAATCATTAAACAAGCGATTGCATCGATTGTCAAAACTGGAGAGTTTGTGGAAGTCCCAAACCCGATCGCAAAACGACGGGGATGGAGAACTGATGAATTCGAATTGAAAACAGCAGTTCAGACAACCATCAATTCCTTTATGCATGGTTCTAATATCAAGGGCCGATATATATCAGCCTTGAACCCGCACAAAGATGCCACTCTCCTGGCAAAGGAGATCTTGAGTTCCGGTTCCCTTATGCTGGGCCTTTCTGGTCCACGACTTCTGGTCGCGGAACATAAAGGTGTATTTGCTCTTGATAAAAGCAAATTACAGCATATGGATCAGTATGAGGCCTTTATCCACCATCTATTTTGTTATTTATTCGTATATTTCTACGATAAATTAACAATACTTCAGATGGAAATTGAAAATAAATTCAATTTTGGGCGGTCTGATTTAACATTAGGACAGCTTATGGATATCGTTGACATCATCGATCGATACAAAGAGGTTTTACTCCTTGTTCGAAGAATGAATGACAAACTGGCAAATAAGGTAATTCCGGATCGAAATCTGGAAGATTCCCCATTGGCAGTGCTTCAACAACTGATGTATGATGGTGACCCTTTTGGTCCCAGAAATACTGGACCAACTCCATCTATCAATGGAGGTTTAATTCTACAAGATTACTTGTATGCTTTAAACAGGGTTGAGAGTTTCATTGAGTACAATGTACCAATGTTGACTGATGGAAATCCACAAATTGTAGATCCATATAGTCCTCTCTCATCTAGTTCAGATGTGAAGGTGACTCCTCTACCGTCCCTTGATTCACCTAA